CCTGCGGGGTTGGAATCTTTTAATTTATAATATCTTAAGGATCTGTTGCCTCCTGAAGATCCTAAGGTGCAAACAACTAATAAATCTAAATCAGAATTGTATGTACATCCTAAAATCTTGAAACCAGAACCTATAGTTTGTGTATATGGGGTAGCACCCCATGTTAATGAAGAATTTGGAAACCAAGAAGTACTTGGTTTTAAAGCGTTTATATATAAAGTGTCACCGCCAGAAGACTCTACCCAAACTAGATATATAAGATCTCTTGTATCATCATAACAAGAACGTAATTGTCTAATTGTTCCAATCGCAACATTAGCAACTCCTCTTTTAAGACTTCTTCCAGTAAATAGGTAATTATAAGCTTCTGGTCTAGTTTGAGACCAAACCAAAGGCTCTCCATCTAAAACTGTGCTGCTAGTTGTACTTCCGGTAGGCACTGATGTTAATGCAACATCTCCTGAGTCATTAGGAAGATTAATTACGTTGTCTTGTGTAGGATCCCATGCCGCTAGTAATGTTTCGTTTTCGTCATCGGTTACGCCTTCAAATGATACAAATCCACCTGCTCCGGTCTGTACACTAGTTGCTACAATAGGGCCTCCTACTCTAAACACGTTAGTTGACGGATCAAACATTACTCCACCGTTGTCTACCATTAGCGCACGTTTAGCATTACCGGTCGTTTGTGCTTCTGCCATCATAATCATATTAAATAGTCCTGCCGGGTCAACGCCTGTGCCTCCAGGTTCGTTTCCTGCTTCGTAGATATATACAGTGTTGTTATCAATTGATCCTGGCACTGTTAGATTACCTGCTGCATCAATGATCGTATTGTATTGGGTACCAGTAACATCAAGTGTTGTTATTTTAACAATTCCTGATTCACCGTCAGCATCGCCTCGGCCGGCTCTAATTTCAACATCACCGCCGTCCATACCATTTGTCTCGCCAGTAAATATACTTGAATGTCCAGCTCTAAGAAAAACTGAACCGCCGGATGTACCTTTACGTGCAGCGCCAGCAACAACTTCACCGTATATGCCATCATTTGCAAATCCAGCTCCGCCTCTTATAAACACAGATCCACCAGTTCGTCCTGCTTGATTTCCGCTATATCCACCTTTAATAATTAATGAACTAGCACTAGCTGTTCCAGTTGCTTGGTCTTGTGTTCTTATTTGGAATTGTGTAGCTGACTCTAAAATACTCTCAGTATTAACTCCGCTTTTACCCATTACAAGATTGCTAGTAGTTTCAATTACCGTTAGTGTTGAACCAGGTGAAGGATCAACACTTATAGCTGAGGTTGCAAATACTAAATTATTATTGCTTAGGTTTCTTAGAAGTCCAAAATTAACTGGGTTGCCGTCTATAGGTAGCTCAATTATCGATGTTCCTATTTCACATGTTTCTACACCAGTAAATGAGTTAACAACCAGTCTAATACTTCCACCACTTGGATCTATTATAGTAATTTTACTGTCGTTTGTTGAGTTTAATTCAGCTTCATTACTACCAGTAATATAAAAATTAAATTTGTATGTTGAAAACGAAGCCGACGGTATACTACTAAGGCTCGTTCCTAGTTGAGTATCATTACTAGAAAAGAGTAACTTTCCATCTATATTAGCATCGTTTGTAATATCTAGTTTGGCAAAAGTTGGACTACTGCTTGTAGTAAGCCCAGCCGCATTACCTGTTGCACTTACATTACCTGCTGCACTTAAAGTAAAGTCTAGATTTAGATCGCCTTGTGTAGATGTTGTAGTATCACTTACGCTAACTGCTACCGTACCAGTTGCATTAGGTAATGTAATAGTATTAGAACCTATATCAAACTGTACGAGATCGTTGCCTATAGTTAATGAAGAATTTTCAGTAACAGTACCGTTAGTAGTAGTTGTATCGTATGCTTGTAATTTTAGTCTCCCAGCCTGAATTTTATCTACAGCAGTATGATCAATTAGATTTTCTATTCTAGCCATTGTTACATTAGCGGCAGTAGAGTCAGCACCACTTGCAGTATTCTGCTGCTTTGCTGTGAAGTCTATTCTAGACTGTGTAACATCAGTAAATGCTATGCCGCTTGCACCTCCGACAATACTACTATATCCCCATTGTCTTAATTCTAGTACAGATCTAGCATTATTATCCCAGTCATAGCTGTTATTGCCTATAATTAAATTTGCCTCACCGTTGACGTTACTTATACTATTTAGACCTACAAACCAAAGATCTCCGCCAGTTGTTGAAACTATGTTAGTGTTATTAGAAAGAGTTAAACCAGAAATTTCTGGATCACTAAATACCGGATCTCCGCCATCCGCAGGAGTAACCTGTGGAGGTTGCATCCACAAACTATTAGTTCCGTGTCCTGTCCAATTTAATACAATTACACTAGTCCATTGTGCTGTGCTTGTAGGAGTATAAGTGTAAGTATATGTTGTCCATACTGAAGGAACTGCTGCGTTTTCTGTCCAACCTGTAATCTGTCTAGTTTCTTCTTGTACAAAAGGAGACGAAGATCCTGCTCCGTTACATACATGTGTTTTATTTCCGCTTAGTGCAGAATCCAACTCTTGTAATCTAATATACAATCCGTCTGTACTAGCTACATTCCCTTTAATTGCAATTGATATTTTAAACTTTTGTCCGGGTATTTGATTTACTTGAAAAGCAGGAAATGCAACTCCAATACTATTGTCAGTTGCATTGTATAATTTGATTGCTTGCTGTGTGTAATCGTACTGTACATTAGATTCAACTGCACTGCCATAAGCAGGCACTGCTCCTATTAATCTAGCAGCATCCTTGGAAAGCACAACATGTCCGTCATCGTTTGGAAATTCTATATTTCTATCTGCTGTAGGATCATCAAATAAAAACTCTGTTTCAAAGTTATCAGCTGTTGCGCCTTCAAAACTAAGTGTAGCATTAATACTGTTTGTTCCACCGGGCGTTTTTTTAACGTATCCCATGCACTAGATCTCCTTATACATTTAGACTTACTGTAGGTACAGTATCTTGTGAACTTAAAATTTTCAATTTAACTATTACGTCTTTACTAGTTGACCATGCATCATAATTAATAGTTAGCGTAACTTTGTTTGTTCCGCTTCCTACACTTACTCCTGTAACTAACAGTGGACCCATAATTTGGCTTTCACCTTCATATGCTTGGGTTCCGTTTAGTGCATTTTGATATCCACTAAACGCACCTTTTACAAAGTCTTGCTGTAGTATTCCACTTGCGCCTGTTCCTGTTCTATTAACAATAATACTATATTCTACACCAAATGCATATAGTTGTCCACTTGTAAAATCAAAATCAACAGTAAATGATCCTGCTGTTTGGTTAGTAATTGTTCCATCTATGAGCATCTCTTGCTCATAACCTTTAGTAGACGCAGGAGTTTTGTATACAGTTTGTCCAGCATGGCGAACAGCATACTCAGTTGTACCAGCGTCTGGTGTAAATGTCAATCCGTCTGTACCAGATTTAATAATTAGTCTACCATCTTGTGCTGCACTAGTATCTTTGTTTACAATTTCAACTCTGTCGTTAGCATCGTCAAACGCAATACTACCGCGCTCAACAACATTAGTACCGTTGTTACTACGGAATACAATTTCGCCTGTAGCGTTTGCAGTACCGTTAGTATTTTCGATTGCAAACTTAGGAGCAGTATTTTTAACAACTAATTCTTCAAAGCTTTCTACAGTGTTATACGCAACTTTAAATCTATCAGCAGCACTAGTACTAGAACCATTGCTAGTACTAAACACTAAACTTGTTCTTGTATTACTATTTGCCGCTGCGCCGACTGTATCAATTACACCTTCAATATTTGCTCTAGCACCAAATGTTTGATCACTCAAACTACCATTAAATTGTAAGCTACCTATGCCGTCGCCATTAGCTGGGCTACTATCTATTTTGTTTAATACTAAGTAGCCGCCTAAACTATTGGTTGTAGTAGTATTAACTTCAAGACCATTACTATCAGTTTCAATATTGAAACCTTGTATTCTAAATGTTTCAGTTTCGGTATTGTTAAAGAGCGTCTTGAATGTAATTTTACTATCTTTAGTAGTACTAGTAACATCTGTTGACTCTACAAGCATTTGAGCGTATACTTGTTCAGTATTACCGCTGTCCTTGCCATAGAATCTAATTAAACCAAGTTGGTCATTATCTGCTTCACCAGTTGTTGTTTTTCCGATTTCTAATATAGGTGCATTTGCATCTGCATTTGAGTTTTGAATTCTTAACTTTGGTTCAGCACTATTAGCACCGCTTAGAGTTAAGTTAGTAAATGTTGGACTATCACTTGTACCTAACCCGTGTGCATCGCCTGTGCCACTAATATTACCTGCTGCACTTAGTGTAAGATCTAAGTTTAGATTACCTTGTGTTGTAGTTGTAGTATCACTTGCTGTTACTGCAAAAGTACCAGTTGCATTTGGAATAGTAATAGTTCTGTCTGCTGTTGGCTCTGTAATAGCAATTGACGTTTCAAAGTTATTGGCAGTTGGCCCTTCAAGTACAAATGGTGTTCCGCCTGCAATCGTTCCGTTGAACGTAATAATATCATCTCTTGTATTACCAAGATCAACATCACCATTAACAGTGAAATCACTAATAACACTAACCGATCCAGTACCATTAGCACTTAAAGTTAAATCTCCATCAGCAGTTCCGCTTGTAAGCGAATCTGCTGTTAGACCTGCAAAAGTAGGGCTGCTACCTGTTGCTAGTCCCTGTGCAGATCCGGTTGCACTTATGTCACCTCCTGCACTTAGAGTAAAGTCTAAGTTTAGATCACCTTGTGTAGATGTAGTTGTATCACTTACACTAACTGCTACAGTACCGCTTGCATCTGGGAATGTGATAGTACGATCAGCAGTTGGATCAGTTACAGTAAGTGTTATTTCGCTTGTATTAGGAGTTGCTCCTTCAAACGTAATACTAGAACCGTTAATTATTAATCCTGCAAAAGTAGGACTATCGCCGGATGCTAATCCATGTGCATCGCCTGTTGCACTCACAGTACCAGTTGCACTTAAACTAAAGTCTAGATTTAGATCGCCTTGTGTAGTTGTTGTAGTATCACTAACTCCGATTGCCATTGTACCATTTGTGTTGTTTGGTACAGTAATTGTTCCAGTGCCTTTTGTAATGTTACCGCTTAGTTTTAGTGTGTCATTAACGTAAACTGAGCCAGTACCGTTAGCAGTTAGTGTTAAATCTGTATCAGCTTTAGTATGTGTTACACCTGAAACGTTAATTACACCCGGATCACCACTAAACACTTCGCTTGTATTAGTTGCATCTGGAATAAACACAAAGTTACTTGCACTATCGTCATAACCAAAGAAGCCTACTTTAGCATTTGTTCCGTCATGCCAGTTAAACTCAATGCCGCGATCTTTGTTATCATCTGCTGCCGGAGCAGTATCACCGCCTAGTGTAAAGATAGGATCATCTATTGTAACTGTTGTTGAATTAACAGTTGTTGTAGTGCCATCTACAATTAAGTCGCCTTTAACAGTAACACTTGGAGATCCTGTAGTTGTTGTAAAGATCATTAACTCTACAGGAGTACTAGCATCGTCTTTAATAGTTAATGCATCTGCTAAGTTTGTAGGAAGAATAATTTCATTAGTGTTTGTTGCACCTTTGAAGTAAAGATCTCTACCTAGATACATGTCTCTTACATAATTAGTAGCATCGCCGATGTCACTAGAGTTGCTAGAGAACAATACATCAGTATCTATCTTACCAACTAGACTAATAGTATCAGTATTTGCACCACCTAAGTCAACATTATCAAGTATTTCAACAGTGCCACCTGCACTATCTAGTTTTAGGTTACCTGAACTTGTGTCAATAGTATTGTTGTCAGTAACAGCAATTTGTATATTACCGATATTTAGATCACTTGACCAAATAGGCAATCCATTGCCGTCTACCATTAGTACATCATATTGAGCACCAATACCTAGTGTGCTCATGCTGTCGTTTAGTGTACCACCTATATTAGTTGCAGCATAAAGGATATCACCCTTTGTCATGCTGCTAATATGTGTACCACCTTTTGAAACAGGAACTTCGCTATCTAAGTTTTCTGGATTTTGGTAGAACGTACTGTCTTTGCCGTCTAATGTTGTAGCATCAGTTGCGCCACCGCTTGCTGCATCTTTAACTGTAACTTTACCGTTTGAATCTACAACAAAGTAATCATAGTCAAATGCTGCTAAACCTAAGTTTTCTATTGGACTGTTTCCACTAGGGTTGCTAGTACTTGCTACTTCAATCTTTATATCTACATTATTGTAATGTGTGTTTGTACTACCATCTGTAGTAAAATCTCCTGTTAGTGTTACAGGATTATTAGCTCCTACATAAGCAGGACTTGTAGTAACACCTTGTACAGCATTTACAAACTGGCTATCACCTCTTAAGAAAGTTTTATTAGTTGCACTTCCGACACCAAGTCTAGACGTTTCAATAATACCACTTACTATGTTAGAAGCATCAATGGTAGTTTGTGTTAAACTACTCCAGCTATCAAAGTCTTTACCACTTGTGTTAATATCGCCTATTACTCTAACATTTTGTATTTCAAGTGTTGCACTGCTTGAACCTTGAGATGTTGTATCGATAGGACTTACTGTTAAACCATTAACACTTGTTAATGCTGCTCCTCTACTTACATGTAGAGTAAATGCGTTAGTTGTAACACTACCGACAAATAATCTTTGTTCATCTGTTATACCTGCAGGAGGAGTTGCACTATCATATCTAAGTGCATCGCCGGTTGTTAACCCGTGACTTGCAATGAAGAAGAAATCTGAACCAGTGTTAACTCGTCTTACGATAAAGTTTTGAGTACCTGTACTAGTTGAACTAATTTCGATTGCTGTATCAACACTTAATGCATAATCAGTATGTAACTTAAAGTTGTTCCCGTCAATTACATTAGCAAAATATGTATCTCCAGGAGTTAATCCTCCTAGAACAATATTTGCATTGTTATCATATTCAATAGGATCACCGTCTGTTAGACCGTGACCTACAACGTTAAACGTACTCGAAGCAGCAACAATATCACCACCTGTTCCAGTATCTCTACTGTCAAATGCAACAGTAAGTGCATCGCCGTCTTGCGGATTAATAGTAACAGAAGTTGGATTATCATCAATTAAGAAATCTGGACTTACATCGCTTGCATTAAATAGCAATCCTGCTGAACGATTAAGTTCAACATACAATCTATTTTCTGCGTCAGTAACAGTAAATACAGCGGTATCACTTCCTCCAATACCACCGACACTTGCTGAACCAATACTTACAGTATCTCCTATTGCATATCCAGATCCGCCACGTTTAATATCAATATTTGTTACACTACCGCTGTTGATTGTAATATCAGCTAACGCTCCTGTACCACTACTCGATACTTGTGTGATCGCAACATCTAGATAAACTCCATCTGTAAGGTATCCGCTTCCTCCGTTAAATGTAGTAAAGTTAACGGCAAGCATTACACCTACGTCATGTGCAGTAACTTCATCAATTATTGCACCACTAACTGCACCTTGTAGTTCTGTGTTAGCTGCAATAATGTTTGCAAAATCATAAGTTTCAGCTGGATCTAAAATTAAGTACTGACTTACTTTTGGATCGCTCAAGAAATAGTTATCAGTTTGTTCTTCTGATGTACCAACACTTATTGGATACGGATTACCTGTTAAGTCGAGTGTATCTGCAGGATTGGTTGTGAATGTTCCAGTTACATCAACAAGTATAATGTTGGTTCCTGTGTTGTCAACTTTAATTTCACCAGTTGCTCCGCTGTTTAACTGAGTAACTGTTGTACCTTTTGTTACAGCTACACTAGTGTTTAGTGTAATTGTTTGTTGGTCATATTTTTCTACAACAATGTCGCCACTTGCTAGATCGTTAGTCGGTATGTCTAAATGTAATTCAAATCTTCCTTCAAATTCACCTACTTGATATGCTTGGAAAGCACTTGTAGGAGGAATCATATCTGCACTCAGTAACCCTGCACTATCTAATTGTACAACACTATTAGGTATAGCACTTGTACTTACACTTTGATCTATAAAATCTCCTAGTCTATTGTTAAGGAAACTTTTAACTGCTTTTTGTGTTACTAATCTACTGTCAGATGCACCACCTATTTCACTGTCGCCTAATTCAATATCTGATGAAATTTCTGTAACAGTAATACCTGATGATAGGCTAAGTGCTAGTGAGTCAAGTACACCAATATTAACTTTGTTTTCGAACTCAATGTTACCAGTTCTGTTAAATGCTGTAATTGCAGTACCAATTTTAAAGTCACCAATTTCAGTAGTACCTGAAGCATAAACACGACCCGGAGAATCGTCTACTTGTTCAAAGAACTCATTACTAACACCTCCGTTTTGTGGTAGTGCGTTATAGTCAATTCCTGATCCTGAATATTCCCAAGTGTGTGCAGATGAGTTACAAATACTTGGTCTATGTAAGTTAACTTTCTTACCATCTATACCTACAGACGGAATCATGTTGGAAATGTTGCTTACTGGCTGACTTAGTGTAGTTCTTACTTTAAAAGTACTTGTGTATAAATCGCTTCTTCCTACAATGGATAACCCATTTGAAGGTCCTAATGATATATTTCCGCCATTGCCAATTTCACCTGCAAGAATTAAACTATTATCTGAAAAGGCTCTTCTAACTGTTGAAAGTCCATCTTGTACAAGCTCTATTGATAGTGTTAGTATATAATTTACAGGATCCCAACCTGCAATGTATGCAACAATTGGATCACCTACACTGTCTTGGCCGCTTAATGTATCGCCTAATACAACAGTATATGAACCTGCAGGAACTTCTACATCTTGATAGCTACTGTGTGTTGATGTAACTTCTGTAATTATAATATTTTCAACACCAGTTTCAAAGCTATGGAATCCTGATGTAAATTGCTCATTTAAATTAGTAACAGGTATAGTGTATTCAGCATCATGATATAATGCAATATTGTTAGATCCTGCTGCTCCTACATAATATCCTAACTCGTTATAAATTCCGTTTATTTCAACATTATCTTGACTATAATATGTAATTCTGTCTCCAATTACAAACGGATGAGCATCTCCAACTGTTTTACTAGCATCTGTAAAGAATTCTATATCATTGTCAGTAGCAGTAATGTTCGATATACTAAATTGCTTTTCTCTTCTATTTGTTGCATTTTGAGTAAAGTTTTCTGTTAAGCGAAGTGGATCGTCTAGACTAAACGGTACTGTTGCAGCAGAATCAAAAATTTCAAGAATATAATCTTCAAGTGCAGGTTGTCCTAACCCTGCAAGCGTAAGAGTTTGTGCACCATCAATTGTTCCAGTTGCTGTACAAACACTTCTATTAAATTCAAAACTCTTGTTAGAATAACCACTTGAACGTAAAGCAAATAAACCAAAGTTAGATGCACTGTTAGTGATTGATAAGTAACCACCTGTCTGCGTTAGTGCGCCCTGTTGTGTAAAGATAACGAAACAACTAACAATCTGCGCATATGCATCATTTATAACTCTCCATCCTAAGCCATCAAATGATAGAATAGTAAATGCGTTAGCAACCATTGACTTACCTTGTTCAGGTACACTTCCAACTGCTGGGAATTCAGCTTCTTCTGCATTGGGTGGAATATTTGGCGTATCAATTAAGTTACCGTCTATTTCAACACCGCCACCTGCAATAAACGAAATAATAGATACGTTTTGTACATAAGGTGATGTAAATATCAAAGGACGCTTAACTGGTAAGTCTGTATATCCTGCTCTGGATACACTTGTATCTGTTACATTATCAAAGCTTATAGCAAATCTAAATGTCCATTGTGGTATTCCATTAGCATCCACATTATCTCTAAAAGTTACGCCAGTAACATATGAACTGTTTCTAACACGGAACATATCTTGTTCTGCTACCGCAGGACGTATAACCGATCTACGTAAATTATCACCAACAACTGAGACATTATCAGGAAGTATTAACGTTTCTTCTATATAATCTCCGCTTGCAACCATTACAGTAATGTTTGATACTTTATAGTCAGGAATAACTTTTGCAGGAGCATTTCCTAAATTTGTGATAATACTTGTTACAGTATCAAAACTTGCACCAATTGCAGTAGCTCTAGATCCTGTTAGGTATGTTATTGCTAAACTTTTAGCATAGTTGATAGCATCAATTGTTTCAGCAACTTGACCTGCAATGTATGTATCACCGTTTGCATCATAGTAATATTCACCAGCTGCAACACTTCTACTATTTCCGCCATATCTTAAATCGTAAATTGCACTATCGATGATTTCTTTTGTATCTCTATTACATTTAGCTTGATCATAAACTAGTGCAGGATATGTTGTATTAATATATGTAATAGTATCATCTGCGATAGACTGTGCTGCTGCTCTTAGTGCAGCAGTTTCTGATTCAGTTGTAGGGTCTAACGCAATAGCAGGACTATAAACTAAACTACCTGCAACTTGTACACCACGTTTAATAGTTGCAACTGGAGCAGTAATACCATCGTTATTATCATCTCCTAATGCTGCACTTACATAAACACGATTTCCGCCAAATGCATCTGGTGCTGCAAAACTTACATTACCAGAACCGTCTGTTTTCATTACTTGATTAACTGTACCATCAGTAAGTGGAAGTGTATAGTTATCTATGTTTATTCTAGTTGTAGCAGTTATTTCGTCAATAAATGCTTCTGCCCATCTTTCAGTATCTGTACCTAAATCATGAGAACTATCATTTGTAGGTACAATATTGCCATCTATGTCAATATTTCCTGTAAGATCAAATGTAGTTCCATCGTATGTAAAGTTTGCACTAGTTTCTAAACTACCATTTGTTCCTGCTAAAACAATACCATTATCTGTTAAGTCACTAACTGTTAGTGTAGAAGCAACTACTTCACCTGATCCGTTAGGAGTAATATTAATGTCATCGTTATTAGCAAATGTACTAATTGTATTTCCACTTAGTTGAATTTGATTAATTTGAGTATCAACGTCAACATCCATTAAGCTGTCACTTAATGTAATTTTTAAATTATTAGCTGTGTAAAATTTTAGTTCGTCGTTGTCACTACCCGGAGTGTCTTCTGGAGTAATATACGTATCTTGGTCAACGTCTTTAACTCCACCTAACGATCCCCATGCTACACCATCGTATCCTTCAAACAGACCGTCTTCTGAATTAAAGCGTATCATTCCGCTTTCGGTTACGCTCGGTCTAGCTGCTGTATTTCCTGTTGGTAGTATAATGCTTTTATCACTGACTATTCTTACATTTCCAGTCCCACTTGTAGCAATTTCAAAATCTGCATTTGAATCAGTAATTGCAATTCTATTATCGTTAAACGCAAATGAATCTATGTCAATATTGCTTACATACAATTTTCTAAATTGATTTGTTGGACTACCTAGATCATACAAATCGTTAGTGTCAGGTATGAAGTGTCCTATAGTATTTCCGCCAATCGTAATTGTAGATCCTTCACCTGTAGCTAAAAGAGTCTGTCCTTGAACCGAAAGTCCGCCTTGCATGTCCATGCTACTACCAAAAGATGCGCCACCAGTAGTATTAATTGTTCCGTTTACATTTAAATTTCCACCTATGCCTACGCCGCCAGCAACAGTAAATGCACCACTAGTATAACTAGAACTTTCGGTAGTATTTGAAATATTAGAAATACCGTTTACATTTAAACTTCCACCTATGCCAACACCGCCAGCAACGGTCAATGCACCAGTTGATGAATCAGAACTGATTGTTCCCGAATCTATTTGAACATCAATTGACGATTTGAAATCAAACAATGTTGTTGACAGTGTAGCTCTTTGCAAGCCTTGTGTTGAAAAATAAAGTGTATCTTCGTCAGATCCTGGTGAAAGTTCTGGAGCGACAAATGTATCGCCGTCGACATCTCTAACTCCGCCTAAAGAACTCCATGCAACTCCATTATAACCTTCAAACTGAGTATTATCTACATTAAAACGTATACTTCCAGTTTCTGTAACTCCACGTTGTTCAGTTGTACCTACAGGTATAATTAAATTTCCACTACTTTGTATTTTAATTCTTTCTGCAGGATCAGGAATTAACAAAAAGTCTTGTCCAACTGTACCTGTTATACTGTTGATATCAAACAAGAAACCTTGTACAACTTGTACTTCTTGGAACGATGTACCGCCCAGGCCGTCTGCTTGTAAAAATGTTCCTGCTTGACCTTGAGGTACACCTAAGTCAAATATTGTACTAGGAATAACCGGCTTGTTTATCAAATCGTTGTAATCAAGCGTTGCAGCGTCTTGGAAGGTAAAAGTTCCTGCTCCGTCTGTAGTTAATACTTGTCCATTATCGCCATCTAAAATATTTAAGTCTAGTATTGTACTAGGAATACTTGGCTTATTGGTTAAGTCTGCGTAACTGCCACTAAACAGTACTGGAGTGTTTATCAAGTCATTATAATCACCTGAAAATAATTCTTGCTGCTGTCCACCTATGATCAAGTTACCAGATAAGTAAATATCTCTTACGTCTGAAATATCACTTCCTGCTAAGTTTAAACTATCTCCTATAGGTAATTCTGCAATTTTATTTTCGCGAGTTGTATCAATAACGAGTGGAAATCTATTTGCCATTTTTGCTTAATCCTATCTATTATACGTATTTATCAGTTGCACTTAAAGTCGTCCTACAACAACTTCTACTAGGCCTTTTCCAGCGTCATCTTTATCTCCTACTGCTTTACCTATTACACTTCCTAGCTTTGGATCGTCACTTACCATTGCATATCCAGGAACTGCACTTGTTACTAGCATGTCACCTTTGTGTACTTGTCCTATAACCTTACATGGCACACGACCTTGTAACGCAATATCTACTACATGATCGCCTTCTTGTCTTTCATTCATTACAAATGCTGGATCTGTAGATACAACACCTGCAACTTTGCGATCGCCTTTAGTATTTGTTAAAGTAACTTCTGCTTCTCCTCCAAACACTACTACTGTACCTGGCTCATACTGTGCATCAGCACTATATTTTTCTGCCAAGTCAGCGTAAGTAGCATTTAGTTTACTGCCATTAGCAAGTGTCCAGTTGCCTGTTATAGTTGCTGATAAAGGATTTCCTACTCCGTCTACTCCGGCATTTAGGTTTTTGATGCCTTTAACGTCTTCAACCCATATTTCTTGCCAGGTGTTATCAGTAGACCCTAGTTTGCAACCACTGTGTGCAGTTTGATCATCTACATCATTTCCTAACGGAAGTATATCTGCTGCTACTGTACCGCCAAATTCAATACCACCTTCTAGTGTTAGTTTACCGTCGGTATCGGTTGCAAACTTAGCAGCAGTTATTGTTCCTGCTACACTTATGCTGCCAGCGTCTGTAGAAATATCTCCATGTGCATAGATATTGTTCCAACGTAATGTTGCTGCACCAAGATCGTATATCTCTTTTGTAGCTGGAACAATACTCGAAGAAAGTCTTGATTTAATTTCTAGTGACTGGCTGTTTCCTGAACCTAATACAACATTTGTGTTAATTTTAGTATCAACATCATCTATATACATCTGTTCTGACAATACTTCAGACAATGGTGTTTCGTCACTGTTATTTTGAGTAGGTTCAAGTATTTGGAAACTGATTTTGCCTTTACCTGCACTTCTTTGTATACCTGTAACTGGAGTAACTGCGCCAGTTACTTCTTTTGCACTAACTTCTATTGCAGCAAATCTACGTTTGATATTAAATTCGTCTTCTTGTTGGAAGTTGATATAACCTATAACATCTCCGTCAGATGCTGTATCTTCGTTAGTAGACTTGTCTTTATAGAATGTATGATGAACTGGTTCATCATTTGCACTTCTATATCTATAAACAGTTTCTTGCTGTGTTGTTAGTAATGGTGACAGTACTTCAACATTATCTTCTCTTACAACTAATCTTTCTGTTCCTCCTGTTACTAGAGTAATTTTTTGTGCGCCAACATCTGAGTCTCCTGCACTGTCAAACCCTGTTCCTGCACCTAAAGCAATACCTGTGCTAGTTTCAGTTTTTTCGTTTGCTGCTTCAATAAAGTTAGTATACAACCATCTTGTAGCCAAGGCACTCTTTTCAATTGTACGAGGTTTAGGATCAGGATCACCGTTACCGTCAACTCTATTAGGATCAGCAGCGCCTCCTGTTGTACCCCATAAACTGTTTGCATGTAGTACACTTTCTTCATCGGTGCTAGTTGCAATTTCCCCTACAACTATGTTACCTTTTGTAAGTATCTTGAGAGGAAATACTTCCTCATTTGCTCCGCCTTCATCAACAATTTGTCCAGAAGCACTTCTTAAAACTTCGCCGCCTGTAGCTAACTTGTTGTTTAAAACTAATTCATCACCTGATAGGAATATGTTAACAGCACTATCGTTTGTCATTCTTATTCCAGCTGTGTTAATATAGTTATTAACATCTCTAATAACAAGACCGTTTGGTAAATTACTTGTGCTTGCTCCTGTTAAATCTAAAGAATAGCCATCATCTATATCATAGTTATAAGTTAGAACTTGTATAGGATCAATAGCACTAGGTAATATTCCAGTATTAATGGTAATTGCTTTTTCTATCAAGCCTGTTTCAATAACAGATTCTATAGTTATATTTCGTGGTTGCCCCACTGCACTTGTGTCATTACCTATTAAACTACTTGCTGCTAAAGGTTGCATTTTATCATACGATAAGTTATAATCAATTAAATCTATAAATCCTGTATGTTGTACACCATACAAATCTAATGACGAGTTGTCATTAACAATTGTAGCAAGTGACGGAGTTTCGTCATTTTGTAATATTGCGTCACCTGATACAAAATTACTTGCTGTTCTAATTCTAACTTGAGTAGAACTCGAAGTAGCTTCTACAACATATCCAACTTTTGAATCACCGCTTATAGATATTTTGTCGCCTTCGGCAAATGTTTGTTGACTAGATAGTGTAAGTACAACTTCTTCTGCAAATGTTGAGTTATCAAATGCTGCTAATCCTCTAGAATCTTGGCCATTTGGATTTAATTCTTCACCTTCGAGACCTGTGCTGTTATCTAATAAAGGAGCTCTGTCTAAATTCAATTTGCTTTGAATAATTCCGGCAGTAGAATTTACCATTGCATTTGTTATTCTATTATTTCTAATAGTTGCATAGTATTCACTACCGTCTTCGTCTCTATTAGATTCAAATTGAATATCTCTCAGCCCTGGTAGATCAATTTCTTGTTTTGCAAAAATATACTCGTTTAATGCACCGTCATTATTGACTCCACTTACACGACCAGTAGCTGGGTTTACTGCATCTTCGTAAACTACACCGTTTAGTGTTTGTTCAGTTAGTTGTGCGTCAGTGTTATCAAAAACATCACTATAGAATACGCCAGGATTTGCAATATCTTCTACAGCTTCGTAAGTTAGTATTATGTATGTAACACCATTTGGTGCAGTAAATCCTTGTTGAACATCAACCACTCTACCTTTACTAGTAGTATTTCCGCTAACCGGTTCAGGTGGCGTTCCCGGATCTCCGTCTGTATCTTGCGGAATACCTCCGCCTCTAAATACATCACCTACGTTAAACCCTGGACTGCTCATACTAAGCAAGAACAAGCGTTTCTTTCCGCTGGCCATAAAGATATCAGTAGCTTCTGGAGGATTTGCTACATCTGTTTCAACTTGATATAACCCGTCAAATGTATTTGAACCAGTTAGTTTGCCTAGTACATAACCTTTGTTTACAACAACATCATCTGGATCTAAATTATCATCAGGAGTAGGAATATTAGTAATAGTATTTCCGCCCATATTAATTAGGCCAGTCATTTGGAAATCGTCGCCGCCGTCTAATGGTAATACGCCTGGACCAATTTTAGTTGCGCCAACACTGTTACCGTCTCTATCCATCCCTAAACGTCTGTTAATATATGTATTAACAGCTTTCTCAGTCGGAACTGTTTCGTCGTTCGGTGAATTAAAACTTGCATCGTTACTAAATTCGGTAATTGTTACACCTTGTTCAAATCCTAATCCAGTAACCTGTGTAAGTCTAATTCTACCACCAAAGTCTAATTCACCTGTTCCTTGGTCTACACTAAAGAACTTACCTACACGGAAGAATCCGTCTTGATCTGAACTTGTAAAGAATACACGACCTGTAGTTCTTTCTTGTACTTGTGCTTTTGTATTAGTACCAGCATCATCAACTGCACCTTCTGCTGTTACAGGAGAATTCTCGTCTGACGGAATACCATAAATTTGTTCTGGATAGTTTGTATCATTATAACCGCCTGTACCGATGTCTAAGAAATCATGCGATGTAGCACGGTTTGTACTAATTCTAATACTAATAGTAGCATCTGCGCCGTCTTGAAGACCTGCTAGTATTGACGGTCCGTTTAAATTACCTTTGTTTACGTTTATAGCAAGACCAGTTGCACTCCATGTTTCGCTTCCGTCATCATAAGAAAGATCGTTATCTGTACTGTCACTGAAAGAAACAATATCGTAATCAGTATTAGAATCGTCAATTGAGTCTATAAAGTGTGTTCTACCTTTCCATACAAAGATAAACTTTTCTGCATCTCCTAATAGTGCTGCATTATCAACAGCAGTTTTATCTAATTCGTTTATTTTTACAACTGCTATTTTAGTATCGCCTGCATTAGCACCTAAAGTTTTTCCAGCATCATCTGGATCTACGTTTGTAGTTTCTGCTAGTATAACTTGTAGAGGAAATACATCAATACCAGTATCAAATCTTGTAGTAATTTGAGTCGGTGTTACTGGTATTCCTGTAACTGGATCTTCTACCTGCTGGAAATTAATTGTTCTTGCTGTAGAATCAGGAGTAATATCAAATTGTATTGCAGTACTTGGTCTAATTACAAGTTTTCCAACTGGAATAGTCTGAGTACTTTCTTCTAACACATGTGTTGTTCTATTATGAAACTCAGCCAATGTTGAGTGAGAAACATTTTCAGGTAGTCTATTATCATCATCTCCGCCAATACCAGACGTAAAGTTTAGTCTGTAGATAGTATTGTCTATGTCATATGTTGAACCTGCTGACCCTGCTATTACCCCAAATGGTCCAAATATAGGATCTTCATCTGATGCATTTACAATTGGAAATACTTTATACTCGTTTAATCCAGGGAAATAAATGTACACTTCAGATCCGCTCTGAGGTCTAGTTGTAAAATCGTATGCATATACATAGTTTTGTCCACTATTTGAAGTGTAAGATACTTGTGCAACACCTAATATTTGAGCTGCGGTAATTGTAGTGTTTGCACCAGTAGTGTCAAATTGTATATCAGCATCTTCAAAACTTCCACCTGTTACATTTTCTAAATAAATTGTATCCGAGTTTGCTAAATCAAAACTTACTGTACCTGTTGCTCCAGTTGATGCTTGTGTTACAGTCATTCCTTTAGTTAAGTTAACTGTAATGCCGTCTAACTGTATTTCTGTATCTACGTTATAAATCTTACATGCTTGTGCAGTATTATCACGCAACTGTACCGGAGTTGGAATTTCGTCAGGGTCTCTACCTGCTGCAACAAGACCAAATTTACCGTTTGCATTTGATCCGTTAAGTGATCTAATTTGGCCACCATTATTAGCATAATAAGAAATATGACAGTAGTATGTAAACACACTAACCATTTCAGAAAGTGCGTTGTTTGTTACTACTAGACCGTAACCGTTGTCATTGACTTGGGTATAGTCATTACCTAGTAAACTTCTGTTACCTGCTGTTTGTAAAACTACTTGAGTTACTTGTGTAGCTAACCAATCAGTAGTTTGTTCTGCAATACTTTTTGCTGCGGTACTATCTAGTAAAGCAAATTGTGCTTGCTCTGTACCGCTTGTCCAAGTAATATCAGGTTCAACTCTAGTAGGAGGTGTTATGCCTTCGCTGTTGATATAATCGATAATTTCTTGAACTCTTGCTGCTGCAAAATCTGCTGCATCTATATTACCAGGATCGAGTGTTGTATTTTGTGTTAATATTGTTCCAGGTGTTACGGTAACAATTTCTTCACGAATTACTTGATAAACAAGATTTTTTAATCTTTCGTAAGCTGCTATAGTTTCTTCTTTTTGTCCGTCACCATACTGAGCAACACCGTCTACAAAATATGCCATAGCGGCGTCAAAAGTCTGTAGGTTTCCTCCATAGGTTAAATCGTAAATTAACGCATCGAGAATATAGCCTGCGTCTCTTGCACATTTTGAAGAGTCATAATTGAAAGTAGTTTCATAAGGATCAAGACTGTTTGTAACTTGAAAATCAATCCAGGTTATTAGTTCTTGAATTATAAAATCTTTGTTTATTATTATCTGTTCTCTAGCGTTACGATAGAATACATCATTGCCGTTTCCTGTACCTCCTGTTGGATCAGGATACACATACGGATCAGCATTTGCAGTTCCGTTTTGTACTATATCTATAACTTCGTCCCATAGTGCTTCTACTCTAAGAGTATAACCTGGATCACTGAGTTCTGTACTAGTATATGTTTTAGCCTGAGCAAATGCTGCTGCTGTTGCATCTTTTTGACTATTAATAACTTCGGCTGCTGCTCCACTGTAATAGCGTATTGCACTTGCAATAGTTCTATAGTTATTGTTAAATGCAGCATCAAATTTAATTGCATCAATAAAGTATTTTACATCTCTTTCACATTTATATTTGTCATAAGCAAAATTTGTAAATGCTGTAACTGTTCCGCTATAAGGTGTTGTTTCGTCTAGTTGTAATTTTGCTGTACCTGTTACAGCATTATAATCAGTAACAGCGTTAATTGTATATCTTTCACCGTCATAATAGAAAGGAGCAGGTGTTAGAGGTTTTCTGTATCTTAAACCTCCTTCTAATACAGGAGTTTCAACATCAAGTGTTAAACCTCCATTACTAACTGCTAGTATGTTTGCTTTCATGTTACCTACATAACCGTCATTGAACATACCGCCTCTAAACTTTTTAGCTACACCTCTAAAAGGCGTAAAACCTTTAGTAAACGAAGAACATGTCTGCGTATATGGAGATCTTGTTAGTATTTGGCCACCTGGATCTTGAACTTGCATAAATCCGCCATGTCTACTACCTGTGATATTTCTAATAATAACACCATCGTTAACAAAGAACATATCCATATCTTCATTGCGTTTTGCAGGGTTATAAGTTGTTCTAACTCTATTTGCTGTTGTATCGTACCAATACGTTGATAGGTCAACTAGATCTAAAATTATATCTAAAACACCACTTTCTGCATCTACAGGTTCGATTACTCTAACTGCATTTAATTGGTTTAAAACTACATAGGATGGATCTTTATTAATAATTGCAGTTATAATTAATTTTACATATTGTAAAACATTATAACTGTCAGTGGCTTGTGAATTTACAACCTGAGAATTATAAAAGCCTGCCTGTGCTTTTAATGTTTGGTGATTCTGACCTTCTAATAAATCATGTACAATAGCATCTACTAACGCACCGATTCTACCCCTTAGTGCTCCTGGAGTGGTATAGTCAGGATAATACGTATTCATATATGCTTGCACTTCTGCAATAATAAAAGATCTATTTGTTTGTAAAAATCTACTTGCAATTTCATATTCAAAGTCAATATCAACTCGCCCACCATTATCTAATGGTCTGCTTGGATCTTGCAAATAGTGGAATCCATACGGATCAGCACGATAGACACTCCAGTCTCCCCAAGCTATTGTATTTGTGTTTGCAAAAGGTACTGTAATTTTTACAACTAGTTCTGTTCCATTAACTGATTGTACCCATGCTTCACCGCCATCTGCTGCTACTATAAATCCTCCAATCCAACTCTTTGGAGCATCGCCTTCGCTTAAATTTATAATACTAGTTTTTTCAAAACTAGTTGCAACTTCAGTTGGTGTTATTGTAGGTTGTATTGTTCTTCCGATATGAGTTGCTATATTCGGACCATAGTAATTAATAGTTTTTAAATTATCAAATACTGCATCTCTATAAAAATATAAATTTGCCCATTTACTTGTACTTACTCCCGGTTTAGGTGAAATAATACTTCTTCTAAATTCGTCACCTTTTATTGAAACGTTAGCAGGAATTCTAATAGGTAATTCTTCAAAATATTCACCGCTTTCAATAAAAATAGTAATTTGTTTATCTTTAATAAAGTTACCGTATTCTAGTTCTTCTCCCGGAGTAAATTCAATTGGTTCTAAAAGTTGTACTGTTAATTCGTCATTGTCTGTTGCATTATTTCTTTCATAAGAAATAATTTTACCTATTGCACCAGTTGATTTTCCTCTTACAACTTTTCCTGGCAGTAGATCTGTAGTAGTAACAAGACTGTTAGGATCTGTCTGTTCACGTCCTTGATCGACAGCTAGACTAGTTCCGTCATCCATTGTAATAATATAAGGTGTTCCTTCTACAACAGTTAAAGTATCAGTATATTCTAACCCATCTACGTATGCATTATAATGAATATCAAATAGATAATTTTCAGCCGATCCGTCTGCTCCTAAAATATGATCTCTCATTGCAGGTTCGGCTTGATCCGGAGATATATACTGCTGATACGGAACACTAGTAGGATCGCCTTCGACTTCAGGAACTTGATAAAGATTTTCAGCTGATACTTGTATTGCATCCAAACAGAGAGTCATTAAAACTTCTACTTGTTCAACTACTGCTCTCCATTCGTTAATTTCTCTTCTGTGATTTCTTCTTAGTATCAACGAATTTAAAATTGTTTGATCGTTTGCATTTCCGGTATTTGAACTTATTACATCAAATAGCATTGCATTTACTAACTTAGTAAGGTCTGCTCTCCACTGAAACTCATCAAAACTGAACAGGAACCATTTAGGATCTGTTGACGATAGTCCAGAATTACTTGTTGAATTTTCTATTTGTGCTCTAGCCCAATAAATTGCTTCCTCGGTTAAAAATTTAACATTACTTTCAATAATAGTCTTTGTAATTGGATTTGCTTCTGTAGTCCAATTAGCACCTACTACTGTAGCAAAATTTTCGCCATTGTCAGTAGTAATAGTTTGCATATATGGACCAGGTTGTACTTCTGCAATTCTTATTTCTTCTTCGGCAGCTCTACAAGCAGCGTTAACACTTGAAAAAGCATTAGAGTAAGAACGACCTTCAAGTCCTGGAGGTGATGTACGTTGAGCATCGTCACCTGCTTTACTAACATAGATATTATTAGCACTGTTAAAACTGGTTCTATCAACATACAATTTTGAAACTGCTTGTAAATCGTCAGCAGCAAAGGTTGTTCCTAACCCAGCAAATACACCAGGATGTTCTCCTAATTTTAAAATTGCGCCGCCATCCATTTCGTCGCCAGCTTTTTTAACTGCTTCGTTAGATGGAATAACTTGACTTCCTATAGATCCTATTGGAGCCCAATCGGCTAAACTAAAAGTATCTCCTGCTTCTAGCTCTAATCTACGACTGGCTTTATAAAAATCGCCTTGATAAGTAACTACATCTCCACGGTCATAAACTTTACCAGTTACTCCATCAGATTCAGTAGTGTCAAACGGTTCAAATGATGTTGTATCTGGAACTAGAATAGGTCCACTTGTTATATCTCCATCTTTAGCAATATATGCTGTATCTCCATATCCTTTAGATATGATAAGATTTTCTTCTGTGATTGTAGTGTCTTGCCCGTGTGTATTACGCCACTGCTCGATTAATCCATCGTCGTCTGGATTTGCAACATCTTCACCTTTTCTAAAGAATCCATTTTTTAGTGCTTCGTTGACATTATCAACATAAGCCATAACACCATTAACTTTAACATCATTAGAAAGTTCCGGAACTAAGTCATTTCTAATTGTATTAGAAGTATTTTCAATTACAATTTTATCTGGATTTGTAGTAGCATCAATTTGTATACCGCCTTGGCCTTCTAAAGTCTTGTATACAATTTGTTTGTCTAACTGATCATTCCATATAAGGATGCCGTTATCTACCGGAGTATCTGCAACATCATCTAAGACTAGAAAACTTAGTTCTCCACCTTGTCCAAACACTGCGAAAAGAGTATCAAAGTTCCTGTTTACTTTTTTAAAGGCTTCACGTATACTGTCGCCTGTACCATCGTTACCTTCAATACCAATATTAATAATTTCTAAGGCCATTTATTTTGCTCCGTTTAAATTTGTGGAATATTATCCATGTCAAAGTTTACACTAACACCACAACCACATGCTGACTGTGCATTAGGATTTTTAATCTCAAAATTAGAACCAACTAAGCTTTTTACATAATCTACTTCAGTTCCTATTAAAAACATAACAGAATGCTTGTTAATAACAAAGTTTCCTCTGTCACATGCTATTAACTCGTCTCCAGCTTCAAGATCTTCTATCTGAGCTGTACCCCATTCGTATTCAAATCCTGCACAGCCACCGCCTTTTATGTTTAAAGTGATAGCATAGCAATCATTTTCTTCACACAATGTGCTTATTTGATGATTTGCTGCTGGTGTTACTGTACAAATAGTCATGTTTTTACTTCCTTACTTTTATTTATCGTATGATTTTATAATCTTAATGTAAATATAGTTATGTTTATAAAAGAATATATACTAAAGAAGCGACACGAGCGTATTAGTAAAAATGGAAAGATACATTCTTATTATAGGAATGTAACAATGGTTGTTTTTCGTTGTGATAATTGTGATACAGAGTTTGAAAGAGAGCGCGGATCCATGGATCCTAAAAGATTATCTAATTCCTACTTTCACGTATGTAAGAACTGCGATAGTAAGAAATTTGCGCAGAAAAAAGGAGTAGAACAAAAGCAGAAATGGAATATGTCTGCTAGTTCTGATCTGCCTATTAGTAAGTTATGATACTATGCCATCAAGAACATAGAATTTTTCTTTAAATTCTTCTGGAGTGTAGCAACCACCTACGAACATTAAACCGTCCATTGATGCAAATTTAAATTCGTAGTTTTCGTCAACAACATCACCTTGCGCAATAGTATTTACAAATTCTGCACATTCTTGTTTAGATTCAAAAAATCTATTGCTTACTTCTGGGCCTGTTGGATTTGCAGGCCCGTTAATCATCATTGTAGAAAATACTAGTGCAACCGCACTCATTCCTTCTTCCAGATAGTCCATGCACCATATGCAATCGCTGCATATGCTACTAGACTTGCTATTGGTTTAAAGATTAAGAATGCAACACCTGCACCCACTAGAACTGCACCATCGAGTGTAGTTCTTTCACCTAAACGATTAATAATCCATTTTTTCATTTTTAATCTCCTTGTTCTGTATTTAGTGTAAATAAACTACCTTAAGGAGATTAAAAATGTTTAATTGGTTAAAAAACTTGTTTGGATCAAAGCAGGAAACTCTTGAACTAACACCAGAAATGCGTGTAGAAGAAACTATTGCACCTAAAGCAGAGCAAGCTGAAAAACCTGCAAAAACTAAAAAGCAAGCTAAAAGGCCTGCAAAGAAAGGCACAGTAGATTTAGATTCTTTGAATAAGACTCAGCTACTTGAAGAAGCAAAAAAGCGAGGCGTAAAAGCCAATGCTTCTTTAAAGAAAGATGAGATTTTGAAAAGACTTAAAGACGCTGGTTAAGTTGAGTAACTAATGTTTCTATAGTTTTATCTTGACGGGCTTGCTTTCTTTCTAAAACATTGAGAGCAGCCCGTTGTTTCTTTACTTGTTCTTCTAAACTTCTTACATATGCAAGACTAGGTATTTCTTTTTGAAAACCATCTTCACCTAGTAAGGTAAGTGTATCTACACCTTGTGCTTTTAATCCACCTGTTACACGGTTTGGATTTTTATCAGATGATGATTGGGTCTGGTCCTGCGACTGTCTGCCGTACATCTTGTTTAGATAGCTCATTCTTCTTCTCCATACTATATTTATATTTAGGAGTGGGCAATGGTGTCGTCTGCAAGCTCGAGAATAAAACTTGAGGAATTTTCATTGCCTTTCCAAAACTTATAAAGCTCTATACTAGCTAAGTTCTTCATTTTGCTTTCGCACATAATATCGAAGTTATCTAAGAAACTTAGTGCGTATTCGTTTACTACAGGATTAGGATAGTAATCGCTATGTGCTCGCAACTTTGCTTTCTTATGTCCTGCTTCTAATAACTGTTGCATATTAGGAAAGTCGTTGTGTGCAAATCCTTCAGGTAATGCTTCGTTTCTACTATAACTGTAGTGCAATACAGGACGTACACCTCTCCACGAATCGATTATGCGTAGTATTCTATCGTCGGTGGGCTGAATGTATTCTCCTTCACGACACCAGTGATGGTGTAGATCTGGTACGAGTGCGCAATGGTCGACAAGTTCGAGGCTGTGTTCGAGTCCCCACTTGTTTTCGTCGTTTTCGATTGTGATGGTGTTTCGTGCTTCTGGCGAGAGTCTCTTGAGGGCGTCTTTGATACCTTGTGGACCTTTTCTACCCGATATGTGGACATTGCATTTAAAGTCTTGAAATGTCTGTCCGTATCCCATCCAGCGCAAGACATCGGTGTGATATTCAAATTCTTCTATACTCCTATCAACGATACCTGGATCATCACTAGCGAGCACAGTAAACTGACCAGGATGCATAGACAAGCGGACATCACGCTCTTTAGCGAGGGTGCCAACCCTTGCGAAATGCTTTTCACAATAGCTGACCACATCACTACGTTTCCAAAAATAGCTCCAGTCGCGCTGAGTGTAAACAGGAAGAACATCAGAGCCCAGTCGTACCATACGTAACTCTTGAGGAAGGCTTCCAACATACTCTATCAATCTCCCATAACTTGCAATATTATGGACCATAATGTCCCACAAGCGTTCTTCAGCAACATCACGTGTCTGTCTATTAAGCCACTGTACTGTTGTGCTACGAGTATTTAGCGGACGTTGAATCTCTTCTAGCAGTTTTTTCTTTTGTGTTTGATTTGGATGCATATACTTACATGCAAAACCGATTCGCCTTACTTCCTGCTGTTTTAAAAAATCACCTGCTGTTGTAAATTTTAAGTCCATTATTTATAGATGCCTTCAATTGTGTAATGTTTACTATTATACACGGCCCAGCATATACTGTCAAGTCGTTTATAACCTTGACTACGTAGTTTCTTGTACCATGCTATATAATTCATTATGCGTTTCATTTCCAGTTTTCTATCACCCAAGGATCTTCACACGTATGAGGATTAGGTTCTCCGTGAAATACTGCTACACAGTTATCTTTTTCTATAACAGGATCACCAGGAGTTACAAAGTTACGTTTTCCATTTTTAAATGCCATTGGCGGTTTTCCGCGCATTTCCCATTTGTAACTGCGTATCCATTCGTCTGGCCAAAATTCAAAATCTCGATCTTTTGTTTGTAAATAGATCCAGTCTTGATCTCCATGCATTCTTGTTGCTTGCTGTGGATTGTATAGAAAATTTTCATATACATGTTTATGTTGACCTGTATTAAGTCTAAATATACTTGAATTCATTCTATTCCATTGGGGGTGGCTATATCTGTTGAAATCTCGAATGATACAAAACTTGCCTGGTTTATAAGAAAACAGTTTATCTATATTTTCAAATACAATAACATCAAGATCCATAAAAAGTATAGTACCTTGAACAGGAAGATTTGGATCAAAGAACATTGGTTTATACCACCAACCTTTCATTCCTTCTAGCTTAGGCAAATCAAATACTTTTATTTCTTTGTACAATTTGTGTGGATTTTCTGTAAAACATACAAATTCAAAAGGAACCGTTAAGTTCCTTTTGACCATATTGTACAGTTTGTTTACATAATCTGAACTGTACTTTTTACCATGTTTTAAACATACAACGTAATTCACTTATGCCTCGTAGATAGCTGAGTTTGCTCCGTGTTCTGCACACTCTACTCGTACACAATAACAACGATTGTCTGTTGCTTCACGTATTAGTTTGTCTGCAAATTTAAATGCGTGTTCTGCAAACTTCTCTGCACCTACTCCATCAAATACACGAATGTGTGCGAGACCCTTTTCTTCTAGTTCACGTAGTGTATCCAAGTGTGGATCTGCAGAGTCAACTGCTACTTTATGATCGAAGTTATCTTCTAACCAAGCCTTCAAAGGTTTTAATCCGCCAAAGTCAACTGCCCAGTTCTTATTGTCTAGTTCGTCACATCCAAATGTAAATGTAAATGCTAGACTGTAACCGTGTAGTAAATGACAGTGTGAATGATCAGCGTTAGGCTGACGAAATACTGCTGACAGACCAATATTGTGTCCGTAATGTTTTGTAGAATAATGTTTACCCATCTCTTGCCTCCTGTGTTGAGTAAGTTTGATGCGCAGAATATTTATAGTGGGATGAGCATATAGACCACTTTGTATATACTATATAGCCTTATCTTAGTTTTGTCAAAGATTTTTTGTATACATTTGGTTTTTGCCACTGTGGCGGCAGTTCCCAATCAGGGTTGTTATAAAAAATAAAACGCTGATCTGGAAAGCATTCAATTACTTTTCCTATTTGATAGATCCAATAGCTAGGATCTATTGCTCTGTAATCTGAACTGTTATAGTTTTTAGTATCTTTGTAAATGTTATTAAATTTTTTATTATCTTCGCCTGCGCCATGACAGTCAAATCCTATCAAATGATTTGTATCATTACGCATCGTTGCTCCTAACAGTACTGCATAAGGACCGCTTCCCCATTGAAAGGGTTCGTCTGCTCTTATTTCTTGTTCTGTATATGGAAGGTCCGGATACTGTTTTACATTGTTTTGATTTTTAAAATAACGCATCCAATCAGATCTAGTGTAAACTACAGTATCTTCATTTATACCAGAATTAATTGCTTCTGTAACCATTCGCCTATCACAGCAACTGACACAACTTACTTTGTAGTCTCTAAAAATAGCATTACAACCTATTTTAAAATCATCATAATTATTAACGTTGAAGTTTTTTCTGCTTTCGCCATTACCTATTATTAGCATTTATTTCACTTTTTATATCTTTTACTTCTCGAGTAATCTGTTTAAAAGTTTCGTTAGTTTCTTCCATAACATCAAAAAGATTATTAGTAGTTACCATCACCCACCACCACCAATATACTGCTACTAAACTAAAACTAACTAGCACAGCACAAAAGAAATATTCTAGCACAGAATTAAAATCTAAAAAGTAAAAAATGAGTGCAATCAACATCGCACTCATAGGTAAAACTCTTGCGGCATAGAACCAAATATTATATTGTTTTCGTCGATCCATACAAATATTTATTATGTAACTTTTAATAATAAAGTGTCTAGATTAATTCTTCCGTTTAGTTTGGTGTCTGTTGTAGCAATTTCATCTAAGAACTTGCGTAATTTTACTTTACCTGCACTCTTAAAGTCTTTGAGCTGTTCTTCTGGCTTGCGCAGAGTCTTTTGTATGCTTTGTGCTTCATCAAAGCCAATAATAGTAGTACCTTTTACTTGTAAGCCCGTACCATCACGCTGCATTCCTTTAGGATCTACATTACTTGCAACGTATTTTCCTAGTTTACGTGTTTTAGCATTAAACACCCATAGTTCGTTTGCTCCAACAATATCTTCTGGATTGATACTTGCAAGTTTGTATTTGTCATTAGTTTTTGCATATTTGAGTTTCTCAATTAGCTTGCTTGCACTCTTAGGTTTGGCTTTGCGTGGCTTACGTGTTGCTTTAGCACTGTCAATGATAAAGTCTAGTGCAGTCATAAGTTCTTCAATAGCAGTACGGAACTTTTTAATGTCTGCTTTCTTAAGATGCGCATAGCCTTCTTTGAGTTGTGCCCAAAGGTCTGCTTCACGTTCGTCCATCTTTTTCAACTGACCTGCTGTAGGCATACGCTCTAGATCATCATAGTCTGCAAGAACACCATCGTAGAACGACTTCATCTTGCGGGCATGTGCTTGACTAGGCTGTAGCTTTTGGAAATGCTTTTTAAAGTCAAAGCCTTTAGGATCAAATGTAGCAGAATCCTGTACCCAACCTTCTAGCCATTCGTCAATATCTTCTACCATGTCAATAGACTGATCGCGAATACGTTCTTGAATAGTAGGAACATACTTTTTGGCTTTTTCTTTTTCTTCTTCTTTGACTTCTTCTACAACTAATTCGCCTTTGGCAATTGCTTCTTCTGCCCACTTGTGCAAGTAGTGTGAGTGTGGCTTTATAGTGCCGCCAGTACCGGGCAATGATTCCCAATACTTTGCATATTCTTCGTTATAGTCAGGACATCCATCTAGCAAGATACGAGCATATGTACCGCAAGTAGTACGAACGTTGCCTTTCTTAGCGGCTGCAACTTGTTTCTTGTCGTAGCCGTTTTGACTCATCCAAGTAAAAAAGTAAGGTAAAATGTCAGCTGGTTTATATTCTTGGTAGTAAAAATCTACTGCGGCACGTTGGAGTCTACCAAACGCTGCTGGCTCTAGTTTTTCCCAGTCATCAAAGCTAGGCCCTGATAGTGTACCGCCTCTACGACGAGGAGCTAATTTTACTTTTTTCTTAGTTGCACGTGCCATGTAAAGTCTCCTAACAATTTATATAATTATTATATAGTCGTTCGATTTAAAAGTCAAGTTCTTTTGAGAGCCCAGAATGTGGCGTGTTTGCCACTCAAATATCCTGTAATAACAACACGATAGCCCATATTCATAGGATCGAGTATAATATTGAAAGTTGGATCTGTGGCTTTTTCCACGCACCACTTGCCGTGATCCGTTTGTTGCCATTGATAAATGAGCTCTGCGACATAGATTTCTACATCTTCCACATCGCCCATTGAGAACGAGTGTAGTACGTATTCAGCCTTCATTCTCTAAATCCCACACACATTTATTAGGTGGGGCAGGTTTAGATTTTTTCTCCCGCTTCAAAGCCTCTAAAAGTTTTGAAACGAGGGAAACGTAACGAGTAGGTTCCGTCTTGATTTTTTGTGATTGCATCTGCTCTTACCTCTACTAAATTGCCGATGATATTGCTACGATCGTTCCAATACTCGTCGCGATGAGCATCAGTAAAACCACTACCCACATTGACGCGAATATCTTTTCCATCGTCGATCCCTTCACAAACGAATGCACCAAGACGTCCTTCATTCCTACCAGTACCTTCTTCAATCTCTTTTACCTCCAGTGTTACCTCGATAAACGGCTTTGCTTTAAGCCATGCATGAGTTCGTTTGCATTCGTATGGTGCATCTGGATCTTTGATCATTACACCTTCGTATCCACCTTCTACAGCCGCTTTATTTAACGCTACAAAGCGGTCTTGTCCTTCTTGGGTGTCTAAGTCAACTTCTTCCCAATCCAGTGCTTGTACGTGCTGTAAGACCGCCTTATGCTCCTCTACCCAATGCTTGGTAATAAGACTGCGGAAGCTCTGTGGCTTGTCCCATGATCCTGCTTGGAAACAACCTAGCGGAATAGTGTCAAACAAGTGTAGTACAGCATCGTTCGCTTCTACATTTTCTTTGCGGTGTACCTGCTTCATAAGGTCTTGGAAGTTAGCACTCATTACTTCACCGTCTAGTACGAGCGGATATGGCACAGGGTACTCACGTACTACGGCACGGATTTCTTCAATGATGTGATCAAAGTTGTGGAACTGTTTCCCGTTACGGCTGTACATTTCAATCTTGTTGCCGTTTACATCGTGGATAACAACCAGTACACGAACACCGTCAAGTTTGATTTCAATCTGCTTCTTGCCCGCCATTTTCTTTTCGTGTTTGGCACTATCGTGGGCAAGAGCACAAGTGAACACAGGCACAGTACCTGGTACTACTTTGTTTACAGTCTTTTCACTTACACCACAGCGTAGGTCTTTGATAAGAATTCTACGATACCAACCATTCCATTGTTCTTTTGTAGCAACACTCATTGCCAACTGAATAGCATCACGTGCAGCATGTCCTGTTAGTTCGCGTTCTTGTAGTTGTCTGGCAAGTTCTGCAAAGGCATTGGCTGGCAAGCCTTGTCCATCTTCTGTTGCTTCAGGCACTTGCTTAACGCCAAATGTTACAAGCGGATCTAGTGCCATACGCAATCCGTCAAAGAACTCTGGTAAGCCTTCGTCGGCTGCTACCTGTAGAATTTTTTCTTTTTCTAGACGACTGTTGTTTTCTTCTAGATTACGGATAATAGTTTGTGGTTGCGTTCTCATATTTTTCTCCTATACGAAACGGTACCATCCAGTTGCAATATATTTTGTATTAGTTAAACTAGTAATTCCTCTGTGTGTATGTGTCCAATCCACTGGCCAAATAAGTGTAAGTCCTTTTTGTGGTTTAACTTTTACATTTTGATACATAAATTCTGTTTCGCCACCATCTTCTACATCATTCAAGTAAGTCATAAAAACTAAGTGTCTAGCACTGTCC